GAAGCCAACGACATCAGCAAGAAGATACTCCAGGTGAGTGCAAACTAACGGTAAATAAACAATCATGGCAGAATCCAAACAACAAGGCTGGCGCAAGTATTTTAAAGTTGCAGACACATCCGGAGTGATGAGTCCAATTTCAGGACAAAATCAATTTGGATTGTCCAACTACGGCAAAAACGACGGCTCTGATTCGATGATTAGTGATTTTACTTTTCGAAACTATGCCAGCAGATTGCCCGAAGTTTACTCAGGTCACCCCAACAGAGTAGAGCGTTACAATCAGTATGAGAACATGGACATGGACTCAGAAATCAATGCCTGTTTGGATATTATTGCTGAGTTCTCCACACAGATCAACGAGTCAAATGCCACTCCGTTTGACATTCAATACAACGAAACACCCACAGATCATGAAGTTGACATCATTAAGAAACAACTGCAACAGTGGGTCAAACTGAACAAACTGGACCAGCGCATATTCAAACTGTTCCGCAACACCATCAAGTATGGCGATCAAGTGTTTGTGCGTGATCCAGAAACATTTGAAATGTACTGGGTTGACATGACCAAGGTTGCTCGAGTGATTGTGAACGAATCAGAAGGCAAGCGTCCCGAGCAGTATGTGATTCGTGACATCAATCCCAACTTCCAAAACATGACTGTGGCAGCAAAGACCACCACAGACTACATGACCAATCCTGTAACAGGCAGTGTATCTGGCGCAGCCAATTACACCATGCCCAACGGTGGGTCAGGTGGCGGCGTGGGCAACAGTCGCTTTATGACTGCCATGAACGAAACTTGTTTGGATGCCAAGCATGTGATACACATGAGCTTGAACGAAGGCCTAGACGTATTTTGGCCGTTTGGACGCAGTGTACTAGAACAGATTTACAAAGTATTCAAGCAAAAAGAACTGCTGGAAGATGCAATCTTGATTTATCGTGTGAGCCGTGCTCCTGAACGACGAATCTTTAAAATTGACGTGGGCAACATGCCCAGCCACTTGGCCATGGCGTTTGTGGAACGTGTCAAAAACGAAATGCATCAACGACGGATCCCCACTGTATCAGGCGGCGGAGCCAACATGATGGATAGCAGTTACAATCCACTGTCAATCAACGAAGACTACTTTTTCCCACAAGGCGCAGACGGACGTGGCAGCAGTGTAGACACCTTGCCTGGTGGTCAGAACCTAGGCGAAATTGACGACTTAAAGTACTTTAACAACAAAATGGCCCGCGGTTTGCGTGTGCCATCAAGCTATTTGCCCACTGGTCCTGACGACTCAGACCGTGCGTTTTCAGACGGAAAAGTAGGCACAGCCCTTATACAAGAGTACAGATTCAACCAGTATTGTGAACGTTTGCAGGGTCATATTTCACAAAAATTAGACGACGAATTCAAGATGTTTTTGAAATGGCGTGGGTTTAACATAGACTCTAGCCTGTTTAATTTGAAGTTTTCACCGCCTCAGAACTTTGCAAGTTATCGTCAAAGCGAACTAGACAACACAAGAATTCAAGCATTCACAGCCATGGAACAATTGCCTTACATGTCAAAACGTTTTATGCTACAGCGTTTCTTGGGATTGAGTGAAGACGAAATCAAAGAAAACGAAGAACTCTGGCGAGAAGAACGTGATAGTCCTGAAATGCAAAATTCAGGTGGCGCTGACTTGCGTTCTGTGGGTATTACACCAGGTGGTATGGAAACTGATATTACCACAGGTGAAGAAATTGGGCAAATGCAACAGCCTGGCGCAGGCGAAATGGTTGGTCCAGGAGCGGCTCCAGCACCGGGCGCAGCACCAGGCGGAGTATAAATATAATCATGCTGCTACAAGAATTTTTTAAAAAAGATCCCGAAGCCTATCAAGATCTATCGCAAGACAACAGTCAACCGCAACTGGGTGATCTGCGGAAAACTCGTTTGACTTTGAGACAACTAAACAAGTTGAGAAAAATGAATGACGTCCGTGCATTCGAATACAAAGAAAAACTCAAACTAGTGCGCCAACAATACTCACCTCCTCCAGCGCCAATGGCTTAATTGGCATTTATCGCCATTTTGACTCCTTAAACAGTAGAGTTTTTGGTTGTTATGTAAATAACAGCACACTTTACCTATAGGAGTTTTCCCTTATGAACAAATTTGAACAGTTGATTGAATACGTGATCAACGACGAAGACCAAAAAGCTCGCGAGCTTTTCCATGACATCGTGGTGGCCAAAAGCCGTGAAATCTACGAAAATCTAATGCAAGAAGAGGCCGAAGAAGACCTTGATGAAGCAAAAGACGAAGAAGAGCTTGATGAAGCAGCTGAAGAAGAAGAGCTTGATGAAGCAGCTGAAGAAGATCTAGACGAAGGTACCATGGGCGGCGATGCCAGCGATGATTTAATTGACGAAATTGAAGCTGACGAAGAACAAGACATGAGTATGGAAGCCGAGGGCGACGACGAAATGGGCGACGACGAAGGCGGAGATTTTGGCGGTGACGACATGGGCGGTGACGACATGGGCGGCAGCGATGAGCCAGCAACTAAAGATGACGTTATGAATCTAGAAGACAAACTGGATGAGTTAATGGCTGAATTTGAAGGTTTGATGGGCGGCGGCGACGACATGGGCGACGGCGACGGTTTTGGTCCTGATGAAGGCGGCGACGCTATTGAAATGGACGACACCGGCGAAATGGAACCAGGCATGATGGAAGCCATCAGTTTAAAAGCAGCCCCAAAGCCAGTTACAGCTGAACAAGGCAACGGCAAAGCAGGTCCTGTAGCATTTAACTCAGGTGCAGCTGGTATGGCCAGCAAGCCAGTACACACTGGCACCAGCATGGGCGGCGTGCATGACAGTTCCGCATATCGTAACACAGTAAAAGAACTTGGTGTAACTCCTACTCAAGACGCCGGAAAGAAAGCATTTAAATCTGCTGCTCCTGCGCCTGTAAAGAGCCAAGCCAGTGGTGTAAACACCAAAAGCCCACTACCAAGCGGTCGTAAGGGTTAATTAGATGTCATCTAGATACCTGAGAGAAGATCTTACTTTTAGCCAAGCCAACATCCAAGTTTTGGAAGAAGCTGATATTGGCGGCAAGAAGCATCTCTATCTCAAAGGCATTTGCATTGAAGGCGACAAGCGCAATGCAAATGAGCGTATCTACCCCCGACAAGAAATTATCAAAGCAGTAGAAACTATCAACGAGCAGATCCGTGACGGTAACTCCGTTTTAGGTGAAGTGGACCATCCAGATGATTTAAAAATCAATTTAGATCGTGTGTGTCACACAGTTGAAGGCATGTGGATGGACGGACATGCTGGTTGCGGCAAGTTGAAAATTCTGCCAACCCCAATGGGTGAATTGATAAAGACTCTGTTGACATCAGGCGTGAAGCTGGGTGTTAGCAGTCGTGGATCAGGTAATGTTGATGACAGAACCGGACATGTAAGTGACTTTGAAATAGTCACTATAGATGTAGTTGCCCAACCCAGTGCTCCTAATGCGTATCCTACAGCAATCTATGAAGGTCTCATGAATATGAGAAACGGTCATAAGATCTTAGAGATGGCTAGAGAGTCTGGTCAGGACGACAAAGTGAAGAAGTATCTCGCAGGTGAGGTTAAACGCCTTATCCGAGAACTCAAAATCTAAGGAGAACCAGGCATGTTTGATGCTATTAAACCATTGCTTGACAGCGGCTTAATCAACGAAGATGTTAGTAAAGAACTCAACGAAGCTTGGGAATCTAAACTGACAGAAGCTCGTGAGATTGTGCGTGCAGAACTTCGCGAGGAGTTTGCACAACGCTACGAGCATGACAAAACAGTGATGGTAGAAGCCCTAGATAAGATGGTAACAGAAGGTCTCGCAGGAGAATTAGCCAGCATTGCTACTGAAAAGCAAGCATTGGCTGAAGACCGTGTGAAGTTTCAACACAAGATGAAAGAGTCAGCCACTAAGTTTAACAGCTTCTTGGTTACTAAACTTGCTGAAGAAATTTCTGAACTGCGCAAAGACCGTAAGATGCACACAGAAGGAGTTGCAAAACTTGAAAACTTCGTGGTGCATGCATTGGCAAAAGAAATTCAAGAATTTGCTGCTGACAAACGTGACTTGGTGGAAACCAAAGTGCGTTTGGTTAGTGAAGCACGTAACAAACTTGAAACTTTGAAAGCACGATTCGTTAAAGAAAGTGCCAACAAAATGAGCCAGGCTGTTAGCAAACATCTTAAGGCTGAATTAAACCAGTTGCAAGAAGACATCAAAGTTGCTCGCGAGAACAATTTTGGTCGTCGTATCTTTGAAGCATATGCTACCGAATTTGGTGCTACTCACTTGAATGAGAAAGCTGAAGTTCGTAAGTTGCATAACACAATTGCGCACAAAGACAAGAAATTGTCCGAGGCAATTAAACTCACCATGAAAGCAAAAGTCCTGGTTGAGAATAAAGAGCGCGAACTGCGTATGATTAAAGAATCCAA